AAATCACGTTCCATACCTGCCATTTCAGTTTGAATGTTATCGAAAGCGGCGGCAGAATTAGCGCGATTAGCTGAGGCAATATTATTCAATACACCAGAGCTTAAGTAAGAACCCTGAAGGCGAAGGTTTTCAAGCTCCAAATTCATCTTTTCAAGCTCGTAACCAAGACGTTTCTCATAAGTCTGCTCACGAAGATTCAGATCGTTCGCGAGAATACCGTTCTGAAGAACTGTACCATGGGTACTCTGACGCACAGAATCGGCTTCTGCGACATTTTTATCGATCTGCGAAATCGCAAGGTGCTCGGCATTCTTAGCCTGCCTTTCAGCGGCACTAGCGGCTCTAGCAGAGTTCATGGTAGAACCGATATCACTCATACCTACAGAAGCAGCTGAAGCTCCAGCTATAGAACCGCCTATACCATTAGTCGCAGCAAGAATAGGGTTCAGACCAGCATTGCGCATATCTTCTACAGCCCATTGATAACGATGTTTATAGTTTTCGACATTCCACGCGTTAGCCTGTGCGGCATTAGCGGAATTGTAATGGTTCTGAACTGCAGATCCTAATACAGAACCAGCAACACTACCTAATGCATCAGAGAGCCATGACATATAACCAACTCCTTCTAGAAGTGATCGACAAGGCCGGGCGTACCGAACATAGGCATAGGACGTACAGTAGTGTAACGGAAGCCTATATCAAGTAAGAACTCAGGCTCATCTTGAACAGCGATAATGCGCTTAATGGGTGGGTTCTCCGTGATGAATTCCTCATTGAGAGTAGGGGCATTACTGAAGAACTGAGATAAGTGCCAAACATCGAGATTACCACCAGTTACAGAGCTACGGAATTTACCCGTAATCTGCGAAGGTTTATAACGATATTCAGCATAACGTTCCTGATATCCGAAAACAGTAGTATCAGCTGCAGTACCTTGGGCATAGATCTCACGAAGTTCAATGGCCTGTTCACCGAGATGGGCGAATGTTGGCCAATAGAAATCATAAACCGTAGAACGAAGCCACATCTTATTGACACCCTGCTGATAAGTAAGATCGGCACGGGCACAGACGAAGCCTATAATATAGCCGTGTTCGACGAAAGATTTCGTGAATCCATGGAATCTAGACGCAGTAACGCCATAAGCAGAGAGATTGCCTTGAGGAGACGTGTCATCGGTTGCAGACGTCTGAGCTATTGGATTGACGTTAACCATCTTGGTGAAAGAGCCTAAGAATTCAGGACGCTGCAGTCTGGCGTCAGGAGAAACCACGCCGAAGAAAGAGCGAAGCACTTCAGTATACCGACTACCACCGCGAGCAAGGCGCTCATAGAACTTCTGCATCTGAAACGCAATGCGAAGACTATTGATAGTGAATATGCTTGAACTATCAAGATCAGCATAAGCAGATTTAGAAAGCCATGAAGACCCAGGTTGAGCGGTAACAGTAGCTGTACCAGAACCATTGATAGAGTGACCGGCGATGGAAGTAGAATAACCACCTTGATAGCTCAAGGAACCATTACCAGTGAAGACTTCATGCACACCACCATCCTTCGAGAACTGAGCAGCGCCTAAGCTGTTATTGGATTGCTGGACGAAATAGCCTGGAACAGGCGAAGGATCGACCAATGTAGCGGTACCGGCAAGGCCTATAGATACACCGGGTCCTTTCTGCGTCCAAGGAAGAGCAGAAGTAAAGTAATCATGGCGCTTACCGCGAGGTGGACAAGCTAATCCGGGAAAAATACTAGTACCTGACGTGAAAACCCAAGAAGGCTGATCAGCAGCGCGAGAAGAATCCAATACTTCATTGGCATCACCTTTCTGGATCTTAACCGATTTCTGGAGATTTTCGTCTCGAAACCATTCGTTCCAAATGAGGTAGACAGCGCGGAATGGAAGAGCATTAATACCAGATAGATTACCAGGAGTATTCACGGGTAAGCCGAAATAGTCCCATAGAGAGCCGACATAGACATTATCAGAGTTACTAGCAGCGGTAACAGTAGGGATGACATAATCAGTGCTATCATCAGGGTCTTCTTGTTCGAAGCAGAAGTTCTGCCAATGATCCCATACTAGGCGATTGGGAACGAAAAAGAAAAACCAATCGAGATAGATGTTATCCATAATAGGCTTGATAGGAGTAGCGAGACGAGCGAAGTAATTAATAGACATCCTAGTGGTATCGCCAGGCAGTACTTCATCGACGAAGACCGGGATAAGCTTGCCTGAATTGAAAGTTGTCTTATAAACATGCGAGCGGTCGAACTTGGTTCGGCGCATATACATTGCAGGAGCATCGCTGAAGCGATGACCTCTAACTCTAATTTTTCGAGCCAATTTCTCACCTTCTTTGAAGTGTAAACCCAAGAATTAGCCTAAAGCGAAACATTCTTAGGTTCTAGTTTATAATTGCGTCACCTACGCCAGTTACATCAAGTAAGTAACTGGCTTCGGTGACGCTACTTTTGTGTTTCTTTATTATTTTTTTCTAAAGTGTTACTTTTTTCTTGTGTCTGTTTATTACTTAAGGACTGTTGTGGTTCATCAGAGGTATAATTGCTACTATAAAGACCTTGTTGTTTGAGATATTCGAGAGTTTCAGGATTGTTCAATTGGTTGATGAAATTCATGGGATCATGACCGAATTTAGCTCGAACATAGGCGGGCAGGCTGTAGAATTCTTCACGAACTCCGGACACAAGCTCTAACGCTGTGCTGTAATCGCCAGGGAGCGTTGCGTCTCCGAACTGAAGGAATGCGTACTGCGAACTATCGCCAAGATCTAACGTAGCTATACCTTTCTGACCGTCTGCGTACTTATTGACGATATAGTTAATATCAGTTTCATCCTTTTCGTCCTGAACCGTGAGAGAGGGCATAGTGAATTCAATACCGCAATGGTCATGTTCTTCGACAGGATCGTAAGCTGTCCTAAACTTCATAGTTTCACCTCCTTTCGCAGGCGCCTAGACGCGGCGGGCGTGGCGCATCAAAAAAAGGGCGATCTCTTTCGAGACCGTCCTTTTTCTGATACGCTCTTTATTATTTTATCATTTAGTAGGGTATTCGTCAAGATCACGTACGTAATCTACGGCGCGACCAACCAATAGAGGAACGCGGGATTCCTCAGAACTGTCAATATAATAACGGCCATCAGAATCGCCAAGGTTACCGACATAATGAAGACTGAAATCTTCAGGATAACTGTTAATAAGCGTCTTATCATCGTTAACTAACCCTTCGAAAGCTCGCAGCGCAAGCATATCATTGTGGTAGACCTGTGGAGGGCTGAATTGTTCAGCCTTGGAATCATAAATGCAATAGAGTCTCAGTAGAACCATCTCCTTTTCTAAGTGCGACTAGATACCTACGAATCATGAGGTATAACGTAGCTGATATGACATAATAGTCATTATCTAGGCGAATAACTCTAGAATCATCAGGCTTGAGGCGGTAAGCGGCATATTTGCTTCCGCGAAAAGAATAATTGAATAGAATGTTATGATTGTTACAGAAATTTTCAATAGCTTTAAGTTCGCTAATAAGCATCACCTCATTTCTGACCTAATGATAACACAGTCACAACACCTTGTCAAGTTTTCGGCCAAGAAAATGCTTGTACTTGCCTTCCTGAACGCGACAGCGATCAACAAGGCGCTCGAAAGTGTTGTTCTCCAAGTTATGAAGCATCTTCTCAATACGGTTACTGCGAATAAACTCCATCCAGTGAGGATGCGTTTCATCGAATTTCTTATCATAGTAGCGAGGAGGACGCATTTTCCTGCCGTTGATGACAACGAAATCATTAGCATAACACTCTTCACCGTGCTCTTCAAGCCATTTTCCGCCTATGCCGGGACGATTGGATGCCAGCATGAACTCAGGCGTACGGCCATTATAATGAGCAGCGGCTTTACTGCCAGTCTGCTTCTTCACTATGTAGCGCGCGACATAAGCAGCAGCGTCGAAGCTAAAATCGCCAATAAGGTGCATACCGTATTTCCAGATTTTCGAAAAACGAGCAGAAGTATAAGTATTATAACCGTCTGAACGGAATCGAAAAACTTTGTCAGCGAAATCAATATTAAACAATATATAATGATAATGGGGACGGCCATGAAGTTCACCATATTCACCGCAGCCGAGGAAGCGAATACCACTGCCATACTCACGACGAAGATTTTTCATGAAAGTCTGATGAAATTTCTTGCTCAAGCTCTTATCGCGGGGCAAGTGATAATCATCGAAGGTACAAGTGACGAAATAAGCTGAGGACGAAGTACGGGCTTCGTGAACAGCTCTGACAGCCCATTGACGAGAATTTTCGAGCCGACAGCCGATACACTGCTTGCAGGAACAACGAATGAAACGGTTATCATTAGCAAGTTCAGGGTGAGCGGCAAGGCTGCCGTAGAAACTATAATGTTGTTTTCCGTTTTTCGTAATCGCTCCTTCGACTGGGAGCATAAGAATAGGATTGTAACAAACCATACTTATCACCTGTACTGATTGTATCAGGATTTAGTCAGAATGTCAAATCCTGAATCCACCTCGTCCTACTCTTTTGAAATTTCTGCGGCGAGATCTGGAAGTACGCCGGAAGAGACGGCGAGAACCACGCTTAGATAATTTTCGACGTTTCATTTAGCGTCCCTCCAGGAACCGAAAAAACGGCTAGTTTTTTTAGAATCATTCTTATTAGCAGCTGGCTCAACAAGTTGAGCAACATCGGCTTGAAAGTCCGAAGCAACTTTTTTTGCAACAACAGTGTTAGATGAAGCTTTACCTTTCAGAGCTTCAATCAAATCCACAACTTCTTGAATGAAGGGAACAACAACTGTGACAATGAAAGTAAGAATCATAGTAGTTTTGTTAGACATATATTAACACTCCTTCATTTGAAAATATAACCAATACCACGAAGAATATGACCAAGGCCTGAATTGCCAACGCCTAACGAGTCATAGAAATCAGCTTCCTGCCTCGAAAGACGAGCATTCTGGGAAGCGAAGCTCGCGGCAGAATTAGACTGATTAGCTGAAGCTATATTAGAAAGTATGCCAGAGCTTAGGTAAGAACCTTGAAGCCGGAGATTCTGAAGTTCCTGATCCATGCGCTGAAGTTCGTAACCAAGACGTTTTTCATAAGTTTGCTCAGCCAAATTTAAATTGTTAGCCTTAATGCCATTATCAAGAACTATTCCATGGGTCGCCTGACGCGTAGAATCGGCTTCTGCGACGTTTTTATCAATCTGCGAAATCGAAAGATGCTCGGCATTCTTGGCCTGACGTTCAGCGGCACTGGAACTGCGAGCAGAGTTCATAGTAGAACCAATATCGCTCATGCCGACAGAAGCAGCTGAAGCTCCAGCTATAGAACCGCCTATACCATTAGTCGCAGCA